TACCGGGAGCGGTAACTTTTTCCAAGTCGGAAGCTGTCAACCAAAAAGGGGATAAAAACTAAGGGATTTATTAAGAGTAAACTTATTTTTAGTTATCTATAATTCCTCTATCAACAGGTATAGGTAGAACAAAGTTTTTAAAACTGATACTGTAAAAAATTTCAATGATACACTCTAAGAAGCTGTTATTTAAATAATAAAGCCTTGAGAAAAATTTCAATAACAGATATAATAAATTTAGTATGTTTTTAACTAATCTTAGCTTCAATAAGTATTGAAAAGTAATGCAAGGATAGCAGGGTGATTTAATGAATTTTTTTGATGTTTGTATACCCCCTAGATTAAATAGTGATTACCAAAATATATGTACGCTCTATGAACAAGTAGATGATATATTGAGTTCATTGAGCGAGGGAGATTGTGTACGATTCAACTTTGAACAAACTACATGGTTCAGTGCAGAAATGACAGTGTATTTAGGTATGATAATTACATGTATAAAAGCTCGTAAAGCTGCTGTAAAAATTGGGCAAAAAAGTATGTCTACAGGAATTAGAGATATATTACTAAAAAATCAATTTCTAAATAACTATGGAACTGAATACAAACTGGTAGATAATTATAATACAACGATTCCTTATTATGTGTCTTGGGTTGAAGAGATAGAACAAATGGAGCAATATATAGATAATAAACTATTAAGACAGATTCAAGACAAAACTTCTATTGAATTTTTGGGAGAAATCAAAGAGTCACTGCTTGAAATTATTCATAATGTAAGAGATCACTCTGAATCAAATACTATTTATATGTGTGGTCAACACTATCCTAGGAGACCATATGGTACAGAGAAAGGTACAATAAACTTTGCAATTGCAGATTGTGGAATTGGATTAGTTAAGAATATCAAAAAGAAAAATACAGACATGGGAGATGTCTTAAATTATTTTAAGTGGGCTTTTGATAAAGGCACATCAACTAAAAACATAAAGGATAGTGGAGTAGGATTATATGAATTAAAGAATAAGTTGATAGGAAAAGGAGAAATTAAAATAATTGCTAATAACGGTTACTATCATATAGACAAATATGGGAATATTAATTTCGAAGAACTCCATTTTGATCTTCCAGGAACATTAGTACTAATTTCTTTTTATTTAGATTACTGTCAAATTAATCAAAATTCTGCTACAATTGATACAACAGAAAAAATTAGCAATTGGTTTATTTAAAGGAGATAAAAAAATGAGAGAATTAGTCATATCTGATGTAATAAATGGGAAATCTGCAATTTTATCAGAAACAGGAGAAAAAGTTTTCCAAGAAATAAAAAAATCAATTGATGATAATGAGCAAATAACCTTGGATTTTACAGGTATAGCAACAATGACGACAGCCTTTCTTAACCTTGCAATTGGGCAACTGTACGATTTAAAACCAGTGGAAGAATTAACTAAACTAGTAAAAATAAAACGTTCGTCCATTAGTGATTCTCATTTTCAAAAAATTGCTTTAGTTTTGTCTAATAGCAAGGAAAAAAGAGAGGAATTCTCAAAATTGCAAGATGAGGTAATTGAAGATGGCTATTGATAAAAATCTACAAAGTTATACTTTTACTGAAAATGAATCATTCATTGTAGATACAAATGTATGGATTTACTTATATTCTCCATTTTCCACCAACACTTTTGGGTACGAAAAATTTCTTTATCAAGCACAAAATAAAAAGTGTAGACTGTTTGTTAATTCGCAAATAATATCTGAATATATAAATTCAATTTGTAAAACGGCTTATAATATGTACTTAACAAAGCATAAAAAAAATCGTAGATATTTTGTATATAAGAAAGATTATCAACAAACAGAAGATTTCAAAAAGCATTTTAAACTTGCATGTGAAAGTGTTAAAAATGACATTTTATCACAAAGTAAAATATTACCTATAAAACTTTGGCATGTAAGAGAGAGTCTAAATCATTATAATCAAATGAATGATTATAATGATTTGGTTTATTCAAAAATGCTTTCATCTAGAATTAAAATTGTAAGCCATGATAAAGATTTCGGATCGCACCCAGATGATATAACCTGGCTACACTATTAAAAAATCAATGGTATAAAGATTTTATCGATATTAGATTAAAAAAATTTTATTTTCATCTTTTGACATTTTTACGAATAGTAAAGTAGGAGAAATAAAGATGAATATTTTAAATATTGAACTTATGACTATTGAAAAAACTACACTAGGTTTTGAACATTGGGTAAATGTGACTTATAGTGTACCAATACTAAAGAATGAATACACAGTTAAGTTATTGCTACTATTAGATTTTAAGGTAGAGGAAAAAGACTTACTAGATTACCTGGTATCAACCTGGAAGTATCGCGATCTAGTGCTGCATTCGGTACAAATGCATAAAATGGAGGAACAGGGGTAAGCATGATGTAATTGTTTCCTATTATATAGACATGAAAAAGATATAAAAAAGCAAGTAGTAAATTGCTGAAAAATAGTAGTGGTGAAGTAATATGATAAAAATAGATATTATCACACAAAAACAGAAAATCCTCAAATAATTCATTTAATTGGTGGTGTTTTGCAAGTTTTTGATATCGAAAAAAGTGGATTGATAGTATTGATTGGTTTAATAAAATCTATTTCAATGACTTTACGGATTTTGAAGAAATTTCAGAAAGCGAGGCATTCGCTAATATTGAAAAACTAAAACACAAAAATTGATATAACACGCTTCGTTGTTAAAAGCTTACGTAGAGTAACATAAAAAGCACGTTTTAAAACGTGCTAGTTTCTTGCCCGCTGAACTCATTAAAAAAGTAGAGTTTCATGTTCAGTGATTTGTGGAGTAAGGAAGAAACTCCAAAACATTCAAACGAAAAGTGAAAACTCACAAACACCCTGTTATCAAACATTAAGAAGTAATAAAGCTACTTGCTGAATACTTTAAAAAGCGATACAACAAAATGTTGTAATATTTTATTAAACAAGATAGGCTTTAGAGCCTTGATATTAAGCACTTTGGGGCGCTTTCCCTTAGTGCTTTTTTTGTTTTTACTACCCTTTTAGTTACCCTTAACCAATTTTAGGTATAGTAAGAGGGTAGCCCCAAAATGGGACACCCTTATTTTTTATAAATTGCTAATAGCCGATTCAAAGATTGAGACGGCTTTTTTTGCTCCCTCTTTGGTAGCATGGACATAAGTGTTTAAAGTCATAGAGATATTAGAGTGACCTAATCTGTATTGCAAGTCTTTGGCCTCTATGCCAGCATATAGCATGATTGTAGCGTGAGTGTGTCGGAAACCGTGGAAACTGATATCAGGAACACCAGCGCCTTTGAAGTGACTTTGTAGTCTCTTTCTTAGTAAGCAAGCGTAGGCGTATTTTGTGGTAAAAGGAGTAAAGACAATTCCCTCAGACCGTCCTAATTGCCATGACTGGACTTGTTGACGTTTTTTATATTGCTTGAGCAGGGAAACTGTAGCTTTATCAATATCAATTTCTCTTAGACCAGCTTTAGACTTAGGTGTATTTGTTTCTAGGTATCTATTCAGAGTCTTAGAAATGCTGATAATACCTTTTTTAAGGTCAATATCAGACCACTCAAGAGCCAAAGCCTCACCGATACGGCAACCACTAGCCAGCAATGTTTTATAAAGCACGTAGTCAAAGAGATTTTCATAGCTAGATAAGTCTAGGTTATCCAGGTAGTCTAGAAACTGTTTAAGTTCCTGATTGCTGAAAAACTTTACCTTATGCTCCTTGTTTTGTTGCTTACGTGGGATAATGACATCCCTAGCTGGGTTATGCTGGATCGCTTGCATTGTAACTCCATACTGGAGAATACGACGGTTTATATTGTTTAGGAAGCTATAGTTTGCATATGCCCCTTTTTCACCTTTATTGGCCTTGTCAGCCCACTTGTTGACCTGTTGCTGAATAACAGGAGTAGTAAGCTTGTCTAGCTTGTAATCGCCGAATACGGGCAAAATATGGAGCCTTACGATCCCCTCCATGGATTGCTGGGAGTTTGGTTTGATTGTATTCTTATAACTCTCCCACCATAGAGCTACTAGTTCCTTATAAGTAGTAATGGTTGGTTTTTCCTTAACACTATATCCATTGTTTGCAAAAGCATTAATGGCCTCTCTAGCTTTGATTTTAACGCCTGTTTTTGTTTTGGCAGTTACCGTAGTTCTAGCCTTTTTCCCTGTAAGTTTATCAACTCCAAGATACACGCTTGCTCGGTATACGATAGTCCCGTTTTTCTTTTTGTATTCTGTAATCTTCATGGTTTTACTCCTTTTCCATCAGCAGGCAAGCAATTAGAAAAGATTTTGAGTTTATACCATGCGAGGGGCTACGATAACCCCTTATTTTCGATTTTAAGCAATAATGCCAGAGCATGAAACAAGGCGGATATGGGGCTGATATCTACTTAGTAGATGGTTCTATTCAGAATACTTAGCTATTTTGTCCTTTATATACTCTAATGGCATACCTGATTCTATCGTAAACATAACATCGTCATCAGGGAACTTTTTAAGATGTTCCTTGAGAGAATAGAATAAAGCAAATTCGGCATGAAATGTTGCATCCTCATTCTTAAACCATGTAAGAGAGTTGAAAAGGGTGTATAAATCGTTTTTTCCAGCCCCTTTTCTATAGCCGGCTTCAGATATATTCATACGTTTGTGGAAAAATTCTCTGTAGCTGATTGAATATTTCTCAGAATGATAATTAAACAGTCTACCGCTATGGGCAGCACGGTTTCTAAATGCCAAAACTAGGTATAAAATTTCTGAAAAGGTTGCTTTTACCTCCTCGGTTATAAATTCTTTAGGAATTGTTAGGCAGGTTGCAATGACTTGCTCTTTTTGAGCAGGTTTTAGTAGCTTACACATTGTTACCAAGTTTCCTAGAGTAGTACCTTTTAAAAGAATCCATGGTGGGATGTGTCCGTGAGTTTCTCTATAGTGTTTATAAGGTTCAGAGTTATCATCGTAAATTTTATTTAATTTAAGAATTAGCTGATCAATCTCATATCCTCTTCTATTCTTTTTACCTTGATTATAATTTTTTCTATCCAGGTATTTCTCTTTTTCAACTCCGATATCTTTAGCGACAACGTAACCGATTGCCGTCCGTAGTGACAATTCAATTTCCATAGTTGCCTCTAAAATTCCTTTGCGGATATCTTTATCAAGTTCATAGAGGGCGAGCATATGTTCAAACGTTTCACCATTTTTATAGATTTCCTTTTCAGAGTCTAATTCAATAGTGAAATACTTATACCCGTTGATTATTTCATAATATCCATAATTAGTTAGAGCTTGTCTTGCTAAGCTTTCATTTAGAAATGTTAGATTTCTTGATTTTAGTAGTTCAATTTGTTCATCGATATTGGTAAAAGGTTTCATTGATTGTACCTCAAAATAATGCACAAAAGGAGCTTCGTTAGAAGCTCCTTTCGGTAGGTCGCTACTGCAACCATTCATTAAGATTAAATAAATTATAATCCATTTGGAGCCATATGTCAACAAATTAGCGAACAAGTTCGCTTTTTTTTCGTCCTAAAACTGTCCCTTCCGTTTTACTTCGTAGTCCAGTGATTCTCCTTTCTATTTGTCAAATTTGCCGTTTTTTGCACTTTAGTCTGTAAAATCGGCTTTCTATTCTTCAATTTCCCCTGTTTTTGCACAATAGGCCATGAAAAAATGGTTGCTATGGGCGAATATGGGGGAGTTTTTGTATTTTGAGAATTCCTGTATTTCAAGAGTTTTATTAGAGTTTCTCATTCAGTAGTTTTAGTATTTCTAGTAGTTCAGTATCTTCTTTAATCTCATTCAACAAATTATACTCACGGTTTCTTTTTAAAATTTCAGTGTAGTATTTGTCTTTGTTTTTAACGGTTTTTACATCGTTCAGTAAAGTATTATCGTTAGACATACCTTTCAATAAGGCGTGCAGATGTTTTATTTGAGAATCTGAGATAAGCAACTCCAGATGTGCTAGCGAGAACGCTAGTTTTTTTAATTCGTTTTGATATTCTTGATCATTAAAAGAACTATATTCAGCTTTGGTTTTAATGTCTAGTAAGTAGTTTACACTCACACCAAAATATTCGGCTAGTTTTTTAGTATAGTCGTATTTTATTTCTAGCTTATCTTCTTTTTCCCATCGCGATATGGTCATTTCTGAAACTCCGAGTAGGTTAGCGAGATCTTTTTGAGTATCACCATTGCTTTTTCGTAGTTCCTGTAGTTTATTCATTTTTTTATCACCTCAATCTAATTATAACACAACGAAAATAGTTTTTAACGAAAATGTTAAAAAATCCTTGACAATTAACTTTTATTTTAGTAAACTACACTTGTACTAACGAAAAAGTTAGTTAAGAAAGGAGAAAATATATTGCTTATCACCTCAACACAAGCAAAAGCAATCCGACGGAAACAAGCCGATAAGAATTTAACTGCTAAAAAAGCAAGTGAGGAAATAGGAATAAACCCTGTTACTTATCGCAAAATCCGAGACGGTGGTGAAGTAAAACCTAGCATTTATCAAAAAGCCATGCAGTGGCTTGCTGAAGATTATTAGAAAGGAGCGACCCAATCGCAATACTACTTTACATTTACAGATTTCTCATGTGGTGCTTTACCACTGGGGATTGACAACAAAAAAGGAGAAAAGAAATGAACTTTAAAGAATTTAAAACATGGCTAGATGATGCCGTGAGTGTGGCTGAAGCTATGGCATTACCTGAAAATAAAGGGGTGCTTGACGACTTAATAGAAAATACGGCCAATAACCTAACTTTTATCGCTGAGTTAGTGGAAAATCGTCAACTGATTTATAAAAAAACTAGACATGAAGATTAAAAACGACAACAAAAAAAGTCACTTGCTGAACGTTTGGCGACAGAAGCAAGCGACTGGATCAAGAATATAGATATTTTTCTATATCTCAATTATAACAAAAATCAACTATTCAATCAATAACAACTAATGGCAGGCAAGCAATTAGAAAAGGTTTTGAAACGCATAGAGCGCCAACTCTTTAAACTGGTACTTTCTCACGCTTTCAATTTGGCGAGTCTGAGCGTGAGGATATCCTGTATAAGAAACAACTCAAAAAGCCCCACACTCAGAAATTTGGCGACCGAGAGCGTGAGGCTGTAGGCAAGAAAAAAAAGCATTAAAAAGCCATCGTGGCAAGTATAAAAAGATAGAAAAAGAGGTAAAAAACATGACAACAAAAAAAGTAACATCAAGCCAACAAGTTCTATTATCGGCTAAGAAACTAGCAGAATTAGGGAACGAATTAACCGACATCATGAATGTTTTAGAAATGAATAACCTAGCTCTTGAAGGGCTTGAGTTTGCACTACAGAAAGATACAACCACATTCTTATGGCTTGCTAAAAAATACACTGATACAGCATACGCCCAGAATGAAAAGCTATACGATCGTCTAAATGAAATAGCCTTTTTGCTTTTGAACAATGACGACGCTAAAGAGCTGGAGGCATACCATGACTAAAGATATTAAAGAAATGGCACAAGCCGAAGACGACTTGCTGTATATGGAACAACCTAAACAAGCGGAATTTATCAAGAACTATAAGGCGAGGGCATAACATGAACGAACTAGATTTAACCAACACACAGGCACTTATCTTTTCCGTGGTACTGATTGCCTTACTGGTCTATCTAAACCACCGAGACCGCAAAAAAAGCGCACAATTTGAGCGAGAAAACCAACAGACGATAGAAACACCTAGCGAGGATTTAAACCCTTACTACGGGCGTTATATCCAGCTTGCAGGTAAGATTCATAATTAGAAAGGGGTGTAATATGCAACTATTATCAAGAGAAGCAGAACTTGAATTACTGGAGAAAGTGGGAAATCACTTAGCTAAAAGGATGGAACTTGAAAAGCAACGTGATGATAACTGGGACTTGATTTCTAGGCCTGACTTACTCAAAAAACTTGGTATTAGTGGAACTACGTTAAATAATTGGGAAAAAGAAGGTTTGAAACCGCTACGTTCACCATTTGAAAGCAGTAAGAAAGTTTATTACCGCAAGAGTGATGTTTACAATTTTCTTGCAGTAGATTAGGAGGTGTAATGAGAATAATAGAGTTGACTATATCAGTTGAGAAAATGCCTCTATTTGGCTTTCTCAAGTCAAATCCTACTCAAGTATGGAAGAATGGGGAACACTACAAATTTACCTATTATGAGCCTGTAGATGAGGCTTTGACGGGTTTTCAATACAAAGGTTTATATGTGTCTATTAAAGACGAAAATGAGGTAGTAGAGGGCTGGGGATTGGTCAGAAATTTGGATATTGCTATGGCCAGCCCTGACTTGCTGACGATCCTGAAAGATTTAGAGGTAAACAAATTGACCGAGCAACGGCAGAGGCTTGGAGTGGAGTTAAAAGGTTGGATTTTCGACCTGATTTGTAATGGCATTTATACCAGATATGAGACTTCACTCTTTGTCCGACTGCTATTTGTGAATGGCTATAGTTTTAATCAGCTGGTGGATTTGTTTTCTGCAATCGTCAAGCGGAAAGACCTAGCAAGCTATTTTTTAGAAGTAGCAAGAATATTTTATAAGGAGGTGGCTTTTGAGTAGCAATGAAATTGTAAAAAAAATCATTGAAGAAGATAAGCAGAAAGTACCGCCTGAAGTGGTGGACTTGACTCAAGCAAGGGAGACCAACGAGGAACACAATAGCCTAGATTTAACTCCTAAAACAAAAGGAAAAGGCTTTGTAATCACCTTGGACAATCTCAAGAAGATTTTAAATGGAGATAGCAAGCTAAAAGGGGCTATACAGTACAACGTCTTCACTTATGAAATCGACGTGACTAGACCAATGAAGCTAA